AAAGGATTAACTCCTGATATTCTTTCAATCTCAAAGGAGGCTAAGATTCTAGGAATTACTATTTCACCTAGTGATGTAGTTGGATGGAATGCAAAGTTATCTTATCTCACTCCAGTATCAGAGTATGTTGATGTACTCATTGATCAGTATGTGAACAATAGTGTAACCAAGATAATCACTAACTACGCAATTCACGATAATGGATCAGATGGCGGTTACGAAAAAGCAAATGCAATTATTCGGGAACTTACCGAACTGATCGATACAGGAAATGTATCTGAGGAAATAGTAAACATGCTTGATCTTGCCAAACAAGGACGAGAGGCATACTATCAACGTGAAGCATTAGCAGAAAAAGGTGAGATAAGCGGAATGGTTACAGGAATTAATGCACTCGATAAGTTCACAGGAGGATGGCAAAACGAATTTATCATTATCGCAGGTAGACCATCAACGGGCAAGACAGCACTTGCATTATTTCATGGTGTTAAGTCAGGCAGACCGGGTGTCTACATCAACCTTGAAATGCAAAAGGATCAGTTACTTCAACGACTTGTCATGATGGAATCAAAAGATCAGATTTATTCATCCAATCTTCGGGATGGTCGAATGACCTCTTTCGAAAAACAAATCTTTGAACAGACAATTGCCGAAATCGAAAAAAAGAAAATACTTGTTTATGACCGATCAGGATGCGGAGTTCATGAGGCAATCAGAGTAATCAGGCAACAGCACCGAAAAGGGAATTGTGAATGGGCAATAATTGATTATTTGCAATTGCTCAAAATGGAGGGCTTTAAGGGATCGAATCGGGAGCAAGAGGTAGCAAGTATCAGCCGAGCATTAAAAGCAGCGCAAAAGGACTTAGGAATACCATTTCTGCTGCTTTGCCAACTAAACAGAAATCCCGAAGCTAGAGCAGATAAAAAACCTGCCGTATCAGACATTCGTGAATCTGGTCAACTTGAACAGGATGCCGATACAATTGGATTGATTTATCGTCCTGCATTTTATGGACTAAACAAAGAATCAGGTGAACCATACACCAACGAAATTATCTACATGCTTGAGAAACATCGTCAAGGAGCAGTCGGAACAGTTGAATTTAAGCACAATAAAACGATGAGCAGTTTCTTTGACTCAGACAATCAGCCTCAAGAATATCAATACAAACCAATGATTCCTTCAAACTTTTTTGAAGTCGAAAAAGACGAACCCGAATTTTAACCAACACTAAAAACAAATATCATGGGACAAATGAAAATGAATGTGCATAACTTCAAGGCTAAATTTCCTGACCGATATGAAAGAGTTGGAGCAATGATTGAGGATTTTGTATGCAATCATCTTAGTGATCAGAAACTAGCCGATAAATACAAGCTATCATTATTCACAATCAATTTTTTTATCAAGCAATATTTTGGCAATCCTCGTGAGCCATTTATCGTTGACATTGAAGTTGAAAGGGAAAAAGTAAAGCCGATTTCGATTGAGATCAGAAACCTTCACAAAGAATACATGACCGCCTGCATGAAAGTAGATTTGCTAAGAGAGGCAATTGATAAACTTGAAAATAACCTTTGAAATAAAAAAAGTATACCTTTGCTGAATGATTTACAGAAACGCATCAGAAATAAAAAGTAATCCAAAGAATCCAAGAGTGATTAAGGATGTCAAGTTCGAAAAGCTGGTTCAATCGTTGAAAGATTTTCCTGAGATGCTAGAGAAACGACCTCTCGTTTGTTTTACTGATACCGATAAGAAGTTAGTTGTACTTGGTGGAAATATGCGACTAAAGGCAGCAAATGAAATAGGATTAAAACAACTCCCGGTTATTCTTGCAGACGATTGGACTGAGGAACAAAAGGCTCAATTCCTGATAAAAGACAATGTCGGATTTGGGGAATGGGATTGGGATCAGTTGGCTAATGAATGGGATGTTGATTTATTAAGTGATTGGGGATTGGATATACCTGACTATGAAACAAAAGAATTAGAAGCAGAGGAAGATGATTTCGAAGTTCCTGATGGCGGTATTGAAACTGATATCGTGCTGGGTGATTTGTTTGAGATTGGTGAGCATCGCTTGCTTTGTGGGGATAGTACACAAACCGATACTTTTGAAAAATTGATGAGGGGGGGGTACGCTGATATGGTTATAACTGATCCACCATACAATGTAGCTTACGAAGGAGGTACCAAAGAGAAACTAACAATCAAAAACGATAATATGGATGACAAGTCCTTTTATCAATTCTTGTACGATTTTTACACAGCACTAGGTGCTTATACAAAAGCAGGTGGAGCATGGTATGTTTGGCATGCAGATTCGGAAGGTGCTAATTTTAGACAAGCCATGAAGGATGCTGGAATTATGGTGAAGCAGTGTTTAATTTGGGTAAAAAGCCAAATTGTAATGGGCAGACAAGACTACCAATGGAAACACGAACCATGTCTTTATGGATGGAAAGAGGGTGCTGCACATGGATGGTACTCAGATAGAAAACAATCAACTGTTTTACAATTTGACAAACCACAAAGAAATGCAGAACATCCAACAATGAAACCAATTCCATTATTTGCGTATCAGATAGGGAACAGTTCTAAGCAAGGGGATATTGTGGCGGATGGGTTTGGTGGTTCAGGAACTACAATGGTTGCATGTCATCAAATGAATCGAAAGGCTTACTTGGTTGAGTTTGATCCGAAATACTGCCAAGTAATCATTGACCGCATGAAAGCACTTGATCCTAGCATAGAAATTAAAAAGAACGGAAATGCCATTTAAAAAAGGAGAAACACCGAAAGGAGCGATTCCATTTGTCAAGGGCAAAAGTGGGAATCCAAGAGGCGCACCGAGAAAGATACCAAATCTTGATCTGATGTTAGCTGAGGTATTGGGCGAGGATAAAGATGGAATCGAAGCTGCAAAGGCAATACTTATGGCAATGAGAAGTAAGGCGATTAAAGGGGATGTGAGGGCTGCTGAATTGTTACTTGATCGGGCTTATGGAAAGGCTAGGCAGTTCGTTGAAATGCAGAATAATATTGTGCTTCCAACTTATCACGACTTTTTAAAACACTTGAAAGATCCGAATGTTTAGTCCTAGACAATGGGAGGCGATTGAATTACTTGAATACGATCCGAATGTAACCGATGTACTTTATGGTGGCGGTGCTGGCGGAGGCAAAACTTTCTTGGGTTGTGGATGGCAAATAATGCGAAGGTTATTCTATCCCGGCACACGAGGATTGATCGGTCGAGATACGTTGACGAACCTAAAAACCTCAACGCTTGAAACATTCAATATCGTTTGGCAGAAGTACTTTAGCGTAAATCCTCAAATGATTCAAGTGAAGATTAATGGACAAACAAATGTGATTCACTTTAGCAATGGTAGTCAGATTTATTTGAAACCATTGGAGCATAATTCAAGTGATCCTGATGGGTATCAATTCGGATCGTTAGAGATTACCGATGCTTTCTTTGATGAAGTGAACGGCTGCTCAAAGAAATACGTTGAGATCGTTACAAGCCGAATAAGGTACAATCTGATCAATAACAAGCAGCCAGTTCTGATGGCAGCTAATCCCGGTTATGATTGGGTTCGTACTAGGTTCATCAAAGACAAGGCGAACAATGATATAATTTTGAAACCACATGAGGCAGTAGTTCGGGCATTGCTAACCGATAATCCCGATCCATTGTTTCAAGATAATTACAGGAGGCAATTAGAGAAACTATCACCATACGATCGGGATAGATTGCTGTTCGGAGATTGGAACGCTGTTAAAACTGCTGAAAATCCTTTTCTGCATTCATTTGACGAAACAAGGCACGTGGCTCAGATTGATTATAATCCAAATTTACCGATCATTGTTTCGATTGACTTTAACATTAATCCGTTCTGTGCTATTTTCGGTCAGGTATCAGGTCGCTCAAGTTGGATCTATGACGAGGTTTCGATTCAGAAAGGCGATCTATTCAAGATGGCTGATGCTATCCGAGCAAGAATACCAGATGGC